TGATTATCGTATAAGAAATCAAACTGAATATGCTCACTCATTATCTCCCAATCATCTGGGGTGACAATGTTTTTAAGCAATAACTGTGTTCTCAACATGTCTATGAATAGACCAGAGAATCTCTTTCTTAAACGACCTACAAACTTACTAAATTTAACCTCATCTCTTAATATCTCTGAGGATCTTCCCAAGTTGAATCCTCCCTCTCCGTCCATTCTTGATGAGGGTACATTGAGCGACCTATATAATTTCTTTTTGAAGTACTCAATATCCGTGATCTCCCCCAAGTTTTGACCTCCAGGAAGAGTAGAAATTTCAGTTCCACGCCCTCCCTCTCTTCGAGGTAGCCAGAAATCTTCCAGCATCGCCATGTACTTTTTGTCATCTCGGATCTCTCCTGTGCCAGCGTCGTATACAAGTTTGTTACGATATCTCATCATCACGTCACGGAGATATTGCTCTGCCTTTACTTTCGGTAGATTGCCAACATCAATATAAAAAATTCTTCGTTCTGGAGCACGGGATATTCTGTATATAACCAGACTATCCTCAATCATTCTAAGTTGATTGAGTGACTTAATTGCTTTGTGTAGGTATGATAGTGTTGTTCCGTTGTTTCTGTTTACTAGTCCACTCGTTGCATAAGCAATCGAGTCTTTGGTCATTTTAATTCCAGCAGCCGCTCCACCACCACCTGCCATGCTACCTGCAGGGTAACTAATTTTAGGATTGTATATAAAAAATTCTTCTGTTTTAGGAAACTCATAATCCATAGGATTATCGTCATTTAATCTAGAAGGATTCTTATACTTATCTCTATTGGTCTGCTTTTGCTTCTTCACATAACGCATTTTCATTGCGTCAATATAACGAATCTCTTGAAGACCTTCATGAGGTTTCTTCAAGTCAATCACTTTATGATAATATATTCTACCATCAACATACCAGTTTCTATAAATTTCATGGGCTTTCTTATCAAAGTCCATTAAATCTAGAATATACTTAAACTCATCTCTAATCTTTTTCTTAATACCATCACTGGCATTTAGATGATCTAAATCAAGTTGAACTGGGACATCATTACTATCAGAGACTAATGCCTCATTTACAATATCTTCAATAGCACTATCCGCTTCAGGATGAAGTGCCATTTCACGATATCTTTTAATTAAATCAAATTCAGTTCTATATACCCCATCCAGATCTATAGACTGACCAAAAAAACCACTACTCATATAGTAGTCATTCCCGTCCTCTTGATTAGGAGGAACGGGAGAGACTGCCGATGGAGATAGTGGTTCTGCGTCCTCTATTGAGAACCCAAATAACTTAGCCATAATTTATGATGTTTTCTTACTTCTATTTATCAACCGTTAGGAGATCCAGTTCCAGTAAGATTTAGAGACTGTACTTGGAATTCTACATCAAACTCCTCGATTGTGTCACCTGTGTCGTAACTTAACGCAATCTCTGATACTGTTGTTGGGAAAATGTCAACGAATTCATACTCTTTAAGAACAGCATTAGATGTTCCAGTTGAATCCTTACTTGACTTGCTAGATCCTCTACCTAATTGAAATACCTTTGCATTTGTCATATATGCAGATGGGTCAGTAGCACCTAAGTTATTATCTAACTTGGCAATTACTTCTGTCCATTGCTCCATTGCATTTCTTAATTCAAAACTCTCATCGTTGATGATTGTAACAGTCCATGTATCAATGGTTCTATCTCCAGCAACTTTAAAGATACGACCTCTGAAAGGAATATCTATTTGAGCAATGTTTTGAGCAGGTAATGCTGCTGCCTTTGCCATAAATCTAAAGTTCTCTGAATTCCAAGAAATACCAGCAGGTAGAGTGGTTAACTCTACCTCGAACAGATTGGGTCTTGCACCGCCACCTATGAGTGACGATTTAAATTGAGAGATTGATTTGTTTTCTCTACTTGTGGCCATGATTGGTTATCCTCCTGTTGTATTTAGATTATAAGAATTAAACTCTACCCACTACTTCCTCGAAGCTAACACCAGTTCTGGTGGCAACGAAAGTAAGTGTGACGTAGTTGATAGACTTCGCAGGCTTCAGGAAGATGTCTGCTCGGAATTCATTATTATCAATAACATCAGGTGTGTTATTTGTGGTGTCACAAACAACGAGGAATCCATAGAGTCCTCTCTTTGCCTCGATGTCACGTAGGTATGGTTCCACAATATTGCGGAAGTTTGCTCTTGTTAACTCATCGTTGAGTTCAAAGAGTTGAGCCTCTGCTGCTTTTTCAAGTGCTTGCTCAATTGTAAGGAACAAACGACGAACGTTAATTCTATCGAATGCAGAAGCATAACCAAGACCTGTCTTATCACCAAATAATAGTGTTCCAATTCCTGGTTGTGTAATAACAGCGTTAATTCTTGCAGGATAAAGCTTGTCTCTTTGTGCCTTATCTGGATTATATGCAAGTTTAATTGCGTTATTAATGATACCACGCTGCTGACCAGCAGGTGAGAACCAAGGATATGCAACAATATTTGTGCGGGTCATCAATCCAGCAATGTCTCCGTTAACAGGAACATAACGGAACTTATTGTTGAACCTATCATACATGTACTTATAACCACTATCAAATATTGCATAAGATGAGGATGATAGTGTGCTAAAGAAATCAATAACATTTGTTGTCTGTGTATCATCATTTGTTACACCAACAACATCTGTCCTATGTGGACTGATTGTTGCAACACAATCCTTTCTAGCATTTGCTAGTGAGATCACATAGTTTGCTTTTGCTTGTGATTCTGCCTTTGTAGAACAACCTGGACCACCAATGATATAATCTACTTCTACTTCGTCTTTATTAGAGAACTTACCGTATGAAGTAATCAAGTCTGCTAATGCAGCACCCATTCCACCACTAGCAGCATAGTCAGCACCACCAGATAAAGTATAAGTTTGCTTACCGATTGCACTAAAGGTTATTCCTTGTGCATTTTGTCCCCATAGACCTTGTGCCGTTGTATTCTTCGTATAACCTGAAGAGAATCCAGTTGCTAATGGAACAGTATTCCAATAAGTATCATTTGCAGCAGATGGATTACCTCCTGCATATATGTTGTCAGAATAATCTGCTAGGAATTGCTCATACCAGATCTTCTGTGGTGAATTAACATCAGAAACAGCGTCTCCTGCTTTAGAAAGATTTGTATGCTTCTCAAGGATTTGACCTTGGATGCCTGTAACATCTCCTAAATCATCAACAACTACAACGTGAATTCCGTCATTCTTACCGTTTCTATCTAATGAATATTTGTTTGTTGATGGCTTACCTGCAATTGACTTCCAATAAACTGTTGAGTTTGTTAATCCAAGAGTCTGTTGATCATACCAGTCAACTACTGTATTTGCTGCTGCTACACTACCAACTTTAGTTCCACTGTTATCAATAACATATACGTTATCAGCAGCTTGGAAGGATGCATAATCAGTTCCTTCTGCATAATCTATTTTTGTTTCTGTACCAGCACTATCTACTCTAGAAACAATCTTAACATCCACTACTTTAGTAGTTGTATTAACCGAAGTAATAATTGACTTAAGGTATCCTGTGAATGCGGAAGTTGAACCTGCACCAGGAATTACTACACCATCAAGTACACTAGTAACCGCCATACCAACTGTAGCAGCACCAATAGATGCTAAAGTAAGTGTTTGGTCTGCTGCGTCATCAATAACACAAACCTTTAAATTGTTTGCCCAAGAACCAGGATTCTTTGCTGCAAAAGTAAAGTCTGTTGCTTCTGAATGATTTTGGATATAATCGTCATAATTGTCGATTCTACCACTACCAGTCATTGTCGCTGCTGCTTCGTCAGTTCCAGCATTAGCATTTGCTAGATTTGTGCCAGCAGTTCTTACAACCTTAAGGACTCCTCCGTAGGAGAGGTAAGATGATGCAGCCATCCAGTATTCATACTGGGCATCATTGTTCTTTGGTTCACCAAATACATTGATGAGATCCTGTTCTGTAGAAATGTCTGTTGCCTCATCAACTGGTCCAATTGCAAATGGTCCTGCAATCGCACCAATGTTATCTAATACATTCTCAGCTCTTCCTACTGTTAAGTCAACCTCCCTGGTTAACACACCAGGAGATAATTGAGGAG